ATAAGCTGGAAGATTTTAATAAAATAGCTGTCTGGTTAAGCAGATGACTAATTTTTATAGAAGAATTATCAATCGTGGCAGTTATTGAGAGAAATTAAAGGAGTGGTAACATGGCTAAAATTAAAAATGTAAATTGCGGATGTTCGGAGGCGTGCCGTACATGGTTCTGCTGCCAATATTGCAATTTAAAGACATCTTGTAAAAAATCTTGCGAAAACGCTTTTAATACAAAGCTCTGTGAATACTTTAAAAAGAGAGAAGATGAATAACATGGCTAAACATTTATGCTGTTCAGCATTTGGAAAAATCTACTATGCCAATGTCAATGACAAAGGCATTATTACAGGACAAAAAATTGACTTAACAGAGGACGCTGTTGTAGCTGTCATGGATAAATTGAGTTGGCTTGCCGTCGCTAAAAAGCCGTTTAATGGCAAGGCAGAAATTGAAATCAATGGCTTTAAGTTGAGCATTGACGGTACAGGCAATCAGAGATTTATGGAAAAGCACGGAGGTAAAAATAATGGCTAAAAATCTGATACCAGAAATCGCCCGTATGTTGGGCGTGGAGCTGAACGAAGAATTTAAAATTAAAGGTTATGACGGGTTGACCTATAAATTTGTTAATTACGGGTTAAAATTAAGCTTTCAAAATGATATAGGAATAACCGCTATACCTACAAATGTAGCGCTTGTTAACCTACTTAATGGCAATGACGAAATCGTTAAGCTGCCGTGGAAGCCGAAGAAAGGCGATGTTTATTTTACCTTTGGGCGTTTGGGTGATAAGTGGGTTGTTCGCTCGTTGTGGTGGGGCGGATTCCCGGAAGAGTATGCCCTGCTAGACAAAGGCTGGGTATACCGCTCAGAGAAAGAAGCACAAGCAGCCTTGCCTGCCGTGGCTAAAGAGTTAGATGTGGAGTATAAGCTATGACAGAAGATAGCTTATGCTTAAAGCTTGGTAGCTTTTACAGTATCCGCCGCGGATTAGATTGCGGCCCGAACATCACCATGAATCAATATTGGAAGATATGGGACGGTGGGGAACGGCAAGACCAATACTCGGGGTGCTATGAAGCCGATTTTCTGTATATCACTAATGGTTATTATCTTTATGAAGTCGAAGTTAAAATCAGCATTGCAGACTTTAGAGCCGACCAAAAGAAAGATAATTACCATAATCACCCGGATGTTAGAGGGCTTTTGTATTGCGTGCCAGCGGAATTATACTTCGCTCATGGCGGCGAAATAGAACGTACCTGCAAGGACAAAGGCGCAGGATTAATTATAGTGTACGAGCATGAATTTAGCGTGCTGTTAAGGCCGAAAATCCGCAAAGATGTTAAACCGTTAAGCGATAACGGGTATATACATTATCTGCGACTGTTTGCCAAAAAATGGGTAAGAAAAAGGGAGGAACAACAATGACGATTGAAGAGCTGTATCAATGGGCGAAAGCTAGCGATATATTGATTAAATGCGCTGAATAGAGCTTTACACGAGAAAACTGCAACATGTTGCAAAAATCTCTTGTAGCTGTTGCAAAAAACGCAACAGCTCCCTTGAAGAAGTTGGAGGTGGGGACAGAAAGTCCCCTGAAAAAAATTGAAGAGGCGAGAAAAAATGAATAAAACAACTGTAACAGAAATAGGTTATTTTGTACATGACTATCCAATGTCCGAATATGAGTGCAATGGGTGCGGAGATGAATTTGTTGACCGTGATGATGATTATGTGTTCTGTCCGTATTGTGGCAAAAAAATCATTGAAATCATTGACAAGAAGGGGTAAATCATGGGTAAACCTATATGCGGTGAATGGCATGGTAATGACGTTATGCCGCACGGAGATAAACTCTGTATTTTTGAAGTCAAAGTCGGAGAAACGTCAGAAATACTAATTGGCTACAGGCAATGTGACGAAATCGTTAGAGAAAATAGTTGCTACGAATTCGTATGCTTCTTTGAAGATGCCGTTATTCGCTGGTGCTATATTGATTTAAACTAAGCCCTAGGGTGCGGCGGCTGGGTTGCCGAATGGCAGTAAGCGTTGCCGAGAATTCCCACGCCGCCGCTTTTTATAAGGAGGTAAAAATGAAAAAAATAAAAACTATAGAAGCTATAGAAGCTGCCCGGCTCATAAAGGCAATGTGCAGCAAGCGGAAACGCTGCAAAGGTTGCATCTTTCACGATACTAAAACCGTTTCGCCTTGCAAATTGACAATTTTTCCCGATATATGGGAGGTTGAAAGGAGTGATACAAAATGAGCAGGTTAGATAGCAAACCAGTAGATGAATTGCAGTTGAAACGCATAAACAATATCATGCGTGCTGCTGAACATCTTGAAGAAGTCATTAAGCAGAATTGCCCTAAAAACTATGAAAGGGAAGTAGCCTTGCGAACGCTTGAAGAAGTGGCTATGTGGGCAAATAAAGCAATCGAGTTTGAGGGAGCAGACAAATGACCTCGAATGATATTGTAAATGTTGCTTTTATCATATTAATGATACCGATAGTTATCTGCATCTGGGTAAACTGCATTATCGAACTGTATACATTGTTTAAAAGGTGGATGAACAACAGATGATTGGTGATGATTACTACCCTTGCGATGACTGCGAGGAAACAGACACGTGGGAGTGTGCTGTGTGTAGCTTATATGCAGAGTATATAGGCGATGAAGATTTTGATGCTTTTGACATTTAGGAGGTGTTACAGTGATTAGCAAAGAGGGAATCAGACGTATGTTGGATATTGCAGACATTAAGACATCGGCACGGCTGATGTTACTTGTTATCGAGATTGTTAAACTACAGGCGGACTTAAAGGCGTTGGAGTCGCTTGTACAGATGCAATATGATAGTCACGCAGTAGATGCTGCTAAAAATCATGTACGGCAACAGCCTGAGTATATGGAGATTAACAACGAGCTAAAGAAAGCTACAGAAGCTGTAACAAAGGCTGCAAGCGACCCACAAGCACGTTTAAGAGCAATGTTTGAAGCTAAAATGCGTGGAGATATGTAAAAGGAGGCAGGAGGAAGGAACATGGAAAAAACAACAGTAATACGGTTGCAACGTTTTATATGTGATGAATTAGTGTCAGAATACAGGTGCAACGAGTGTAATGCTGAATTTATTGACCGTTATGAAGAATACGGCTATTGTCCTTATTGTGGGCGAGAAATTGTATACTGGAAAGAGCAGGAAAAATGAAAATATTAAAATTTTCGCCTGACCCGGACACAAAAAAGCGTGTACTAAAGATGCTGCAAGAACATATGGGACGAAAGAATGATATGATGCCGATTTGTCCGCATTGCCGGGAGAAAATAGACTTAGAGAAGTTAGCTAATGGCGTTTGGATAAGAAAGGTTGAAAAATGATGATTGATTACAAGAAAGCCGAACAGGCGAAAGAGCTGCTACAAGAATGTGGAGCAGCTTTTATAATTGCCTATAATGACAGCAATAACGATGATGTTGTTTGTGCATCAGGAAATTACATTATTCTCAAAAGCTTGATCATTGGTACGATGGCGCAGGCAGCATTAGGTGTGCGTGGCAAATATGGTGAAGAAATGGCTATGCAAGAATTAATGAGCATGATGACAGAAGCGGCGAAATTAGTTCATTACAATAAGGAGTAAAAAAATGAAAGATGAAAAATTAATAGTCCTGCTGTTTGCATTCAGATATGCAGTACATCGTTTAGGTACACAGGCGTTAGTAGACATTGAAAACGAGCTTATCGCCAATATGGAAAAATTCCCGGATTGGATGTTACAGCAAATGCAAATTTCTCTTGAAGGCAATTTTGAGTATATGCAATACAAACTAGAGGAAACCGGAAGAATCGCTTTAGACGATGATTGCCGCTTTCAAAAGCCGCTGCTTGATGCAGTAAAAGCACAAAGAGCAAAGTTAGCAGAGATTGCCAGAGGTACAACCAATGGAAATATGCTTAATTGATATTGTCAGTTGCACACTGCTTGACGTAGCTGTTATGTGTATAGCTTTATGGATGTTAAACAGGGAGTGGTAATTTGAAATATTTACATCTTGTTGCAAGTATTTGTATGGAAATTCTTGCTATTATGGGTACTATTGGAATCCTGGTTATAATCTGGAGAGATATTTTAGGAGGTTTTTAAGATGATTAAATTTTTACCGACGATTGACGCACCAGCGAACACGAAGCTTCCGCAGCGTAGCACACAGTTTTCTGCTGGCTATGACTTTTACGCACCTACAGATATTCTTATTCCAGCTGGCGGTGAAAGCGTACTTATTCCGCTAAACATCAAAGCTATTATGCCTGGCGATATGGTTCTGATGCTGTTCATCCGCAGCAGTCTTGCGGTTAAGTTCAATTTGTCGCTAGTTAACAGCGTAGGCATTATTGATAGCGATTATGCAAACAACCAGGACAATGACGGCAATATAGGTGTCAAGTTCAGAAACAACGGCTGCGAAAATATCATCATCAGAGAAGGCGAACGCTGCGCACAGGGAATCTTCGTTAATTACTGTGTAACATCAGACGATGAAGCAAGTGCTGTTCGTGGTGGCGGTTATGGCTCAACAGGACGATAAACTTTATCTTATTAGCTGGCGCAGTTTAATTTCGGGCGAGGTTGATTTTCACGACAGAGTGTTAGCTGCTTCTCCTGAAGAAGCTATAAAGATAGCTAGTGAGGGAGAATTTTCAGAACTTCTTGAGCTGTACGACCCGGAAGTAGAAGAAATGTAGGGAGTGTATAAAATGCCGAAAAAAGAAAAAAGCATTGAAGAACAAATCAAAGAAGAAACAGCTATGCTTATAGACAGTTTTTTGCGGTGGAAACATATCCGGACCTATGGATGTCAAGACCCTTTTTATCCTGACGGCGAAAACATGAATTTAATAAGGAATCATATAATTTACGGAAAGAGCAGACTTGAAGAGCTGTGCACTGATATTCCTTTACCAGCGCAGTATTATATGCCGACACCTGATGAAGTTGACGCAAACTATATGGCTGCCGATGGAAAGTATTACGATTACCGGATAAAAAAGTTTGCAGGATCATATCCCGGCATTACCACTAAAACACCGAATGATATAAGCAACCAACAAGAATTATTTTAGAGGTGCTACATGAAAACACCATGCAGAGGATGCACAGAAAGAAAAATAGGCTGCCACGCTACTTGTAATGCTTTTAGCGAATGGAAAATCCAGCAGTGTAAAATACTGAAAGCCATGTATCTTGAAACGCTTTCACCTACAGCTGGAGCAGTTGCCAGACACGAAAAATGGATAAAGGAGCATAAATAATGAGTGTGTTTAAATCTCCATTTAGTTTTATCGGATTAAAAGATGATAAATACGTTATTGTCAAAGAAGCACCGAAGAATTCAAAAGATAGCTTTACAATGCCGCTCCCTGAGGATAACGTAAATCATCCGAAACACTACACCAAAGGCGGTATTGAGTGTATAGATGCCCTAAAGGCTGCTACCGTTGGCAAAACAGGCATTGAAGCTGTCTGCGTTGCCAACATTATTAAATATTTATGGCGTTACGAAGAAAAGAACGGCGCAGAAGATTGTCTAAAAGCAAGGTGGTATCTTGACCGCCTTATCAAAGAACTTAAATAACAGAAGGGAGTAAGCGCATGGAAGATATGACTGTAAATGAAAATCAAAGCACGATAACCGTTCCGCTGGCGTATTTCGAAGAACTTATCGAACGTGTGGCAGAGCAGACCGCCAAAAAGACATCTAAAAAGCTGTGTGATGATTTGTACAGCAAAGAAGCACAGCGAAGGGATTTCGACAAGCGACTGTATAATGTGCGCTTGTTGCTAAAAAATTACAGAAGCCTTCAGGAGCACGCTGCGTTAAAGACTAGCGAGATTGTCAATATCGACGATGAACAAATTTCGGCTATCGAGATTCTTGATTCGTTCCAAAATCTGAAAAGTATGGGAGCTAATGAGCTAAAACTTGAAAGCATTATAAGCTCAACCATGCGAACAAAAGTGCTGATAAACTACATGGACGACATGATAGCACTTTACAAGCAGACCAGGTATAACAGCGGCAAGCAGGAGGATTTGCGCCGGGCAGATGTGCTTGACGTGCTGTTCCTTAAACCTTGTCCGCCGGAAGCGTATGTTACCGATATAGTAGCAAGTCTTGCGCAAAAATGGTCAGTGAGCGAAAGGCAGATATGGCGTGACACAAACGATGCCGTTGAGCAGCTAACCGCTTTACTGTTTGGCGTGGACGGCGTGAACCTGCTGGAAGATAAAAAGCGCAGAAGGGCAGCTCGCCTTGCTGAAGAAAAGAATATCAAAAAATAATAAGAAAAACTCACCTTTTATAAAGAAAACTCTTTACAAAAGCGGAGAATTATAGTACAATATAATTGTAAGGAAGATATAAGAACTTACAAGAAAGGAAGTCGAAAAAATGTTAGAAAAGAAAATCTCCGCATTAAAAAACATGAATAACGAAGAGTTGGTAAGAGAGTATAAATGGTAATGTACAATACTCAACACCTGGAAGCTTGCCTCGGTAAATCCGGTCAGTACGAAGAAGCAATCAAAGCTGAAATCCTCAGCCGCATGAATTAAGGAGGGCGTTATGAAGATAGGTCAAGTTGAATTTACATGGCGTGCACATCGTCAAGCTTTTGCTATTAGAATCGGCGGCGAGCAAAGAGTGTTCCGCTTCAATAAGAAAACGGTTCGCAAGGAGCTGTTTGCGAAAATTCGCTCCTTAATTTCAGAAGCATCAGGCACTGAAAAGGTTTGTCAGCATTGTGGCAAGCATTACTTCGGTGTAAACTCGCATAACTTTTTGTGCGGTGACTGCGCTCAGAAAGCTGCTGACATACATCGTGAAGGTGTTGGCAATATTAAAGAGTTTTCCTTCAGTGAAGCTTTACAGTACATTCCTGAGGGCGTTAATCCAATCGAATATGAGCGTAAAATTGACGCAGAAATTCGTGCTGAGCGTCAAGCATTGGTAGACTTGTGGAAACAAGATGACCAAGCGTGGAATTTGTACTGCTACGGAAAGAGGGCGAGCAAATGAAGTACGAAGTAACTTTTTCATGCGGTCACACTGGAACGGTACAGCTGTACGGCAAAGGTGATGAGCGTGAACGTAAGATTCGTTATTTTGAAGAATATGGCGTATGCTCCGAGTGTTACAAAGAGCGCCGTGCTATAGAAGCAGAAATTGGCTGCAAACATGTAACAATGTTCTACAGGACATATAAAACTGATTATAGTTTCTGCGACGTTTTAAACGATTCTTACGATAAGCAGGAAAAAACTATTACGGTGTTAGTTCCGGAAGCGTTGGCAGATTTTATAGATGCTAAAAATGAGGGCGGTGCTACACTGTTTAATGCAGCTATTAAGATTGCTACCAATAACAAAAACAAGGAAGGAAAGCATTACGCAGAGTGCTATGAGATAGTCAAAGCCTATATCAAGGAACACGCAGACTTTGCCAAAGAATTACAGGCGTATATGCAACAACAATATAGATAAGCAAACCGAAAGGGCGTGATCATTTGAAGCCGGAAGATATTATCAAGTCTTACAATGCCGAAGGCAGCATTAAAAAAGTAGCTGCACTGTTTCGCGTTTCAGAGCAGAAAGTCAGAAAGGTTCTCATTGATGCCGGAGCATATGAAAGTGATATGTCCATACAGGTCAATGATTTGTATGAGCAAGGTTACAGCGTGGAGAATATAGCCGAAAAATTGCGTGTAAGCAAGAGCACTGTTTCAGCATATCTGCCGTACACCAAAGGCGTGTATCTTGGCGAAAATCCTTCCAGCAATGCTCTTAAAATAAGAAAGTGCAGAGCTAAAAATGGATAAACCTTTACATGATTTGCTAAATGAGTATATAGCAGCTTATAGCAAAGGTGAAGATAACCTAAGAGCGTTTTGGGAGTATGTTATAAGCATAGGAGCTTATGAACAGATGCGCCAGCTTGCTGTATACCAGGATGTTATTTTTAGCTACAAGAAAGACCAAACAAAGCTTTCCGGCAATGGTTACTGCGAAAAAGTTTACACAGCCGAAGATGCAGAGTTCGCCAGGATACAAATAAAACACCTTTTAAAATCATGTCAGTAAGGTGTCATTTACAAGGCAATTAAAGGAATGATATAATTAAGATGCAACAGTTGGATGATAAATCCTTCTCCTTAAGAATATGTTGTGTACCCAAAAAGCCGTCTACATTTGTAGGCGGCTTTTTAAATGCATAAAGTTCAACTAACAATCTATAAAGAAAATTCTTTACAAAAGTAGTAAAATATAGTATAATATAAGTGTAGGGAAGATAAAATAACCTACAAGAAAGGAAGTCGTAAAATGGAACAAAATACTTTTGAAAGAGCTTATCAAAATGAGCAACAAGCAATCGCTATGTTTGATGCAGCAAAAAATAACGAAGAAAAAGAAAAAGCCAGAGAGCTTCATAATAAAACCTTCGGGCAAATAGGTAGCCTTGGAGAATTTGCTGTTCACGTTTGGCGCGAATATCAAATCTCTAGGAAGCACGGTAATCTCAACCTTGATCTTTCCGAAATTGTTTGGGACCGTCAAGTTCCTAAAATAGTGGCTTGCATGAAAGCAAACGGAATTGAAAGATTCACCTTTTCAGGTACCTACACTGAAGCAATTAGAACTGCTTGGCTGTTTCAGCAAGAAGGTTGCGTTCTTGAAGGATTTGTTGAAATCAACAGCAGATATACCGATGCTTATGGAGATAGCTTAAAAGTTCCTGCGTTACAGTTTAGAGTAAAATAAAAGCAAGGCGGTACAAAAAAGTACCGTCTTTTTATAATTGTTTTTGAAAAAACACTTTACAAATAAACAAAACTGTAGTATAATATAAGTATAGAAAGGAGGTACAAAACGTGGATGAGGATTTTAAAAATGCAGCTGAAACTGTTTATTTCCTGGTAAACGCTATATTGGTAGCAATGCAAATACAGGAAAAAATTAAAAAACAGCAAAAAAAAGCAGCAAAAAAGCCCCCTGTAAATCGCAAGAGCAAGAAGCGTAAATAAAGAGGGCAGCAGGTAGGACGAGCAATCGTCCTCCTGCCTATATTCTACCACGTTTTAACAAAAATGAAAATACTAATTTGGTTGTTCACTATTGGCATTGTAGTCGAAGCAGTAAGAAATTTTCCTCAAATGAGCCTGCATGAATGGGTATTGTGGGCGCATGGCTTAGCTAGTGGAATTGTAGTGTTGTATTGGTGGATAAGTAGGAGTTAACATGGAAAGTAAAAAATGGGGCGGTGTTCGTGAGGGAGCAGGCAGACCGAAAGGAAAGACTGCTGCTGGCGAACGCAAGGGACGCAATATTAGAGCGTTCGATGATGAATGGGAGCTTATAAAGCAATTCGCAAAAATCGTCAAAACTGACCGTCAGCGAGCGGAAGAGTTGCTAAAATTATTATAGTTTTATTGGACAGTGTAAAAAAACACTGTCCTTTTTTATTGTAAAAAGATGGAGGTACATCATGGATTTAAGAAACAAAATTACATTAATGGCGTTAACAGACATTATACCGTATGAAAACAACCCAAGAAACAACGAAGAAGCTGTTGAAAAGGTTGCCAACTCCATTAAAGAGTTCGGCTTTAATCAGCCTATCGTAGTTGACAAGGATAATGTTATCATCGTTGGTCATACACGCTATCTTGCTGCTCAGGAGCTAGGTTTAACTGAAGCTCCGGTAATTGTTGCCGGAAACTTATCAGATGAGCAGGCAAGAGCTTATCGCCTGGCAGATAACAAAACAGGCGAACTTGCTGGCTGGGATTTTGAAAAGCTGGCGTTAGAGCTGGAACAAATCGAAAGTTTAGATATGGGTGAGTTTGGGTTTGAATCACATGATTTAGGCGGCGAAATAGGGGATTTTTTTGAGAATGCTCCTGCATCCAACGGGAATGAGCATAAGCCTAAAACTGTTACCTGTCCGCATTGCGGTGAAGAATTTGAAATATGAAACTGTATTTGGCTGGCGGTATGGGCTACCGTGAGTTACTATTTGGGGGGGCAATAATGGATTTGTATCTTGCAATAGGCGGTGGACAATGGAATAAATATGTTGCTCCTACGTTAAAAAATTGGAATGGTGAACATAATGAAAATATTCTTAGCGGCAGCCGGGGGGGATGGAACTGGTTCCAAAGAGCATTTTGGCCAGATCAAGAGAACATAAAAGCAAAGGAGAGCATCCCTAAAATGAAAATTCATCTTGCAGGGGGAGAAAGCAGAGCCGAAATTTTGGCTGAAGAATCAAAAGTTCTTCGACCGTATATTTTGGAATCCTTCCTTATGATCACACCAAAATCTGAACAATATTTGCCATTGTATAGTGATTATATGCTTGATTCTGGGGCATTCACTATGCTGATGGGCAATGCGAAAAAAATTGATTTAAAAACTTATGTAGATGCTTATATTGCATACATCAAAAAACATAATGTGCAGAAATTTTTTGAGCTTGACATTGATCCTATTGCAGGCTACGAAGAAGTTTTGAAAATCAGAAAATACATTGCTGAAAAAGTTGGCAGGTCACCGATTCCTGTATGGCATAAAAGCCGTGGCATGAAAGATTTTATTGAAATGTGCAAGCGGTATAAGTATGTTGCAATAGGCGGTTATGTTAGCGGCGAATTTACAAAAGGTGAAGTTGAAAAATTTCCTTTGCTTATCAAAGAAGCACACTCGCATGGAGCTAAAATTCACGGTTTGGGATTTACTCAATTGAAATATTTGCCACGATTTCATTTTGACAGCGTAGATTCTACTGCGTGGGTATCTGGCAATAGATTCGGCGCAGTATATAAGTTCAATGGAAAAACGATGGTTAAATATAACAAGCCTGCAGGCATGCGAGTGAGAAATAAAGAAGTAGCTATTAATAATTTTGTAGAATGGGTAAAATTTCAGGAGTATGCAAAGACTCATTTTTGAAAAGAGGTAATAATAAATGAAAAAAGCAGTTGTTTTATTAAGCGGCGGTGTAGATAGCACTACTTGTTTAGCTGTTGCAGTCAAAAAATATGGTACAGAAAAAGTTTTGGCCTTATCTGCTTATTATGGACAAAGGCATAAAAGAGAAATTGAAAGCGCAAGAAAAGTCGCTGCTTTTTATGGTGTAGAGCATAAAGAAACTGATTTGTCGCTGGCGTTCTCTATGAGCGATTGTCCATTGCTGGCTAAAAGCACACATGATGTTAAACATGAATCCTATGCTGAGCAGCTTAAAGAGCTTGGTGGCGAAGGCACTGTTGATACCTATGTGCCGTTCAGAAACGGTCTGTTACTTTCTTATGCGGCCGCTGTTGCTGTAAGCGTAGAAGCAGAAGCTATTTATTATGGTGCTCATGCTGACGATGCAGCGGGGCGAGCATATCCTGATTGTACACCTGAATTCGTTGATTATATGAATAAAGCGATTTTTGAGGGTAGCGGACGAACCACACATCTTGAAGCACCGCTTATCAATCTAAATAAAGCAGGCGTTGTTAAGCTTGGATTAGAGCTTAAAGCACCATATCAGTTTACATGGAGCTGCTACGAGGGCGGAGAAAAGCCTTGCGGAACTTGCGGAACGTGTATTGACCGTGCGATGGCATTTAAAGCTAACGGCGTGAAAGACCCTGCGTTGGAGGATTAATATGTATACAGTAACAAAACGATTAGAAATTTCGGCAGCACACCAACTTTCTTTAGACTATGAAAGTAAGTGCAAAAATTTACATGGCCATAATTGGATTATCTGCGTAACTTGCCAAAGCGAAACCTTAGACGCTAACGGCATGGTAGTAGATTTCAAGCATATTAAAAACCTTGTTTCTGATATGCTTGACCATCAATATTTAAACGACGTTTTACAATGCAATCCAACAGCAGAAAACATTGCTCGCTGGATTTTCGAAAAAGTTCCGCATTGCGTTAAGGTGTCGGTACAGGAAAGCGAAGGGAATGTTGCCGTGTATGAAATATAATGTGGTGGAAATTTTTAAAAGTATCGAAGGAGAAGGAAAGCGAACCGGCTATCCTTCTGTATTTGTTCGTTTGGCTGGCTGCAACCTGCGTTGTAGTTATTGCGATACAATCTATGCTCAACAATTCGCAGATGCTGCCAGCAGTTTTAATGAGCAGGAGCTTATGGATGAGATAAGCGAGTATAACTGCAAGCGTGTAACCATTACTGGCGGTGAACCGCTCCTACACGACTTACAGCCACTCCTTGAACTGCTACACAAAGCCAAATATGAGGTAAATATCGAAACAAATGGTGCTGTACCGCTTTACAAAAAAAGGATAAGCGGTATTTTTTATACCATTGATTACAAGTGCGGCACGTCTGGCGAATCTAATAAAATGCTAATGGATAATTACAAGCACCTTAACGCAAAGGACGTTATAAAATTTGTAGTTGGCAGCAAAGAAGATTTTAACGACGTAGACCGGGTGCTTGACTATTGCAAAAAAATCAAATGCCAGGCAAAAGTTTACATCTCGCCAGTGTGGGGCGCAATCGAACCTGCGGAGCTTGTAGAGTACGCAAAAAATTCGCCGTATAACATCTGCGTACAAGTGCAGATTCATAAAATTATTTGGGATAAAGATAAAAGGGGCGTGTAACATGGACGCTAAAAAGCTAGAACAAGCAGCAAGGCTTATTATTGAGGGCATCGGCGAAAACCCGAACCGAGAGGGACTTCTTGAAACTCCTAAACGGTTCGCAAAAATGCTAATGGAGCAATTAGAGTACGCAAGTGTCAGCAACGATGAAATCGCAAAGAAATTCAACAAGTGCTTTTCCTGTGATAACGATGATATGGTGGTGTTAAAAGGCATCAACTGCTTTTCTTATTGCGAGCACCATATCGCACTCATGTATAACATGACTGTTGATGTAGGCTATATCCCTAACGGTAAAGTTATCGGCATTAGCAAGATTGCACGTATTGCTGACGCAGTAACAAAACGTCTGCAAATTCAAGAGCGTATCGGCAAGGAAATTCGCGACATTCTTACAAAAATTTTAGGGACAGAGGACGTTATTGTAGTTATTCAGGGCGAACACTCTTGTATGACTGCTAGAGGAATTAAAAAGCCAGGAGTAAAAACAAAGACTGCTTCTTGTGGTGGACAATTCTTGGTAAACGCAGAGCTGCGAAAAGAATTTTACCTTGTAGACAGCAAATAAAATCTAAAGAAAGGACAGGTGTTTTAATGTGCCAGCACGAGGAAATGTTAGCAATTTAAGGCCTGTCCGAAGCAAGGATGAAGCAAGAAAAAGAGGAACTGTTGGCGGCAAAAAATCCGGTGAAATAAGACGGGCAAAAAAACTTACAGCAGATAGCAAAAACCATACTTGAATCACAAGTACACGATGATAAAGCAAAAAGATTTTTACACGCTTTCGGCTTAGACGAGCAAGATCAAAACTATCAAGCCTTAATGATAGCGAAGTTGCTTAACAAAGCTTTAAAAGAAAGTGATGTTAATGCAATTCGCACTCTTGCTACATTGGCAGGAGCTGACGGAGGTATTTTGTCGCTAGCGGAAGATGCAAGCGTTGAAACAATAGACGCTTACCAATCTATCTACATTCCAAATAACGGCAGAGATACATTTGAGCCGCTGTATCTAACTCCGCAACCAGGACCGCAAACAGCTTTTATGTGTTCTTCTGCTGATATAGTAATTTATGGTGGAGCAGCTGGCGGCGGAAAAACTTTTGCACTTCTCCTGGAAGGATTAAGGCATAAAGATATAGCAGGATTTAGCGGCGTTGTGTTTCGAAAAAATTATACTCAAATCACAGCTTCAGGCGGATTGTGGGATGCTGCTAACAAAATATATGGACAAGTGCAAGGAGCCAGACCTAAGAAAACGCCAAAACTACATTGGTTTTTTAGTCCTAGCGGAGCAAGAATTCATTTTGCGCATTTGGAGCGTGACGAAGATTTACAAGGCTGGCAAGGCTCAGAAATTTGCTATCTAGCTTTTGACGAGCTGACGCATTTTAGCCGTCACCAATTCTTATATATGCTTTCTCGTAACCGTTCAACGTGCGGTATCCGTCCTTATGTAAGAGCGACGTGCAACCCGGACAGCGATAGTTGGGTAGCTGATTTTATTTCCTGGTGGATAAATCAAGATACAGGCTATCCAATCTACGAGCGTAGCGGTGTTGTACGCTATATGTGTGTATTGAATGATACGATTTATTGGGGCAGTAATCCGCATGAACTTGCAAAGGAACACGGCGTAAATGTCGAAGAATGCAAGTCGGTTACGTTTATAGCATCAAAGTTAACGGACAACAAGGTTTTAATGGCTAAAGACCCGTCATACATGGCAAACCTTAAAGCGTTGGCTGAAATTGACAAGGAACGTCTGTTGTATGGTAACTGGAAAATTCGTCCTGCTGCTGGCATGTACTTCAAAACAGAAAACTTTACTTTTGTTGATGCTGTACCAAAAAATATCGTTGCTTATGCACGTTCCTGGGACTTGGCAGCAACAGAGCCTACGCCGCTTAACCCAGATCCGGACGCAACAGCAGGCGTGTTAATGGGACTGCTTGACGATGGCAGAGTAATCGTCCTTGATGTAAAGCGCAAGCAGATAAAGGCTAATGACGCTAGGAATCTTCTGCGTAACATGGCAGCGATAGACCAGGGCAAATATAAATTTGTACAAATCACCATACCGCAAGACCCAGGACAGGCAGGCAAGGCGCAAGCTCAAAGTCTTGTATCAATGCTTGCAGGTTACTCGGTGGAGATTGTATCGCCGACAGGCAGCAAAGAGGTTCGTGCTACTCCATTTGCTTCACAGGTGCAGGCAGGAAACGTCCTTATCCTTAAAGGTGAATGGAATGATATGTATCTGTCAGAACTTGAATCGTTCCCGGAAAGCAAGCATGATGATATGGTTGATGCGTCCAGTGATGCGTTTAACAAATTAATGCACGCTACGAACTGGGGCGGCTTAACAACATAAGGAGAAAAAATATGGCAAGAAAAAGAGACACTATACGAGCAGACAGCGGATTTAAAGATGCGTTTATTGCTCGTAAGTTGAGCAATTACGAAACGCTGATGAACGAGCGCAAATTAAGCGACCAACAGTTGGCGTTGATGTATCGCAATTTGATTGTGCGACGCATTGTTACGCTTGTTGTTGATGATGCGATTAAAAACTTTATCGAAATCGAGGGTGACCAAGACGAGTGTATTGTACAGGAGCTTGAAGTACTCTTTATTCCCGAAAAGCTTACAGAAGCATTGTACTGGGACAGGCTGTTCGGCATGTCCTGCGCACTTATCCTTGCCGACGATGGGCAGGAGCTTGACCAGCCTATCAATCTAAAGAGGTTACGTCGTGTAAGCGGTATTGAAGTCTTTGACAAGCGCAGCGTTATGGAAGATTCTGCGTCATTGTATTATGACACAGACGTGCGAGACGTAAATTTTGGTAAAGCTGAATACTACACGATAACGCCGCCGAACGGTAACTTGTTTAAGGTTCACCGCAGCAGGCTTTTAATTTTTGACGGCGAAACACTGCCGAAGCTTGAACGCATTGCCAACAATGGAGCTGGATTGTCATGCTTAGACGGTATTCCTGCTGCTATCAATCGTGTAAAAACGTCGATGGACAAAACGATTGACATTATGGATAAAGTAAGTACGAGCCTTTTGAAGCTACAAGGATTAAGCAATGTCTTACAGACGGAGCAAGGCACGAAAGATGTTATCAAGCGTTTAGACTTAATAGATTACTCTCGTCGCTTAAATGGCAGTGTAGCGATTGACAAGGATGATGAATACGCCGTGTTTAATATTCCTCTCGGCGGCTTAACTGATATTATTCAAGAGATGGAGCAGTATGTGTGCGCCGTAACTGGTTATCCGTTTACAAAGCTGTTTGGTCGTTCCCCTGCAGGCATGAACGCAACAGGACAAAGTGATATGCAGATTTACTATGACAAAGTAAGAAGCTATCAGAAGCGCAAGTTACGTCCTGCGTTGGAATACCTTGTAAAGCTTATTCAGCTTTCGAGCGAAGGACCGACGAAAGGTAAAGAGCTTGACAAGTGGAGCATAAAATTTAAGGCATTGCAGCAGCTAAACGATTTAGAGCAAGCCAATGTTGACAAGACACGGGCAGAAGTAAGAGCTGCCGTTGTCAAGCTTGTGCTTGATTTAGTCGACAATCAAATGCTTGACGCTACGCAGGGCAGGAAGTACCTTGCCGAACGTGGCGACATTCCAGTATCAGAAACGGAGCTGGATTTGGACGATGAAGAAACAGAAGAAAACAATCCGTTACCTCAAGCCTAAAAAACGCCCGAAGTATCCTAAAAATTTTGAGCGTGATTATTATCGGGTTCTGAGAGCCGTTGTGAGACGGTTGAAGAGTGCCACGAATAACAATATACCTATACTGTCTTATTCGTTGCGTAGCGACGACGAGAACACTATCACAGACGATGTTATACAGGCTATACTCGACGAACTTCTGCAAACAATGACGCTAGAGGAAGCATTACAAGAGTTAGAGATGATTCTTGCAGGTGTTTCCAGTGTCGTCGATGCTAATATCATAAGTGCTTTTGCCGAAACTGTCAGCGTCGATGTATTTTTGCAAGATCCTGCGTTGATGAGAAGCGTAAAGGCTGAGTGGTTAGCACAGCAGAAACGCTATACGAAAGGACTTGTAAACGACTATCTGGAGAAGCTTCAAAATGTTTTAAGTAGAGCCGTGCAGCGAGGAACGCCGATGGCAGAGGTCGAAGATGAAATACAGCACTTGTTTGGTGTGACAGACAATGCAGCAAAGTTTATCGCTAGAAATGGTGTCAGCGATTTAAACGGTATCTTGACGAAGCGCAGACAAATGGACTGTGGTATAAGCGTGTATCAATGGTCGTCCTCTCACGATAACCGTGTAAGAAAATCTCATGCTGAAATGGATGGGAAATACTTTTACTGGAACAGCGATAAGGTGGGCGAAATCAACGGGGTTAAGGTTTATCCGTCACCGAAGTACCACCCAGGCATGGACTGGAATTGTCGCTGTGTAGCGATACCCATTATTGACCTTGCTGCATGGAACATGACAGAAGCTATTCCGAATGGGCAGATAAAGCCAAACAAAAACAAAGAGTTAAGTTAAATTGCACCTGTGAATTCATGGGTGTTTTTTATATACCCAAAAACAAGGAGGTGAATTTTTTGGGAAGTGTACAACGTTATGAACGTCTTGATTCATGGATGTTCGTCAACGGAGCAGTAACCGATACTGACGGCTTCTTGCGTGATTCTCCCATCGTGGCACGTACTGGCATTTACATCTACCAACAGCCAGACGGGACTATTAGACGAGAGTACAGACCGCCAGACGAAGTATTCAACGAAGATAGCGAAGCAAGCTTTATCGGCAAGCCTATCGTGGTGGGACATCCTGCCAGCGGCATTGTTAACAGCGATACCGCAAAGGATTTAGCCATTGGTACAATCTTGTCTTGTGGCTATCGAAAAGACGAAACAAACATTGCCTGTGATATTGTCATTCATAATCCTAAAGCCATTGGTGATAAACGTGGCTTGTCTTTAGGTTATAGAGTTGACATTGAGGAAACATCGGGCACGACTCCAGACGGACAGCAATATGATGCTATCCAACGTAACATCCGTATCAATCATCTAGCTGTCGTAGATAGGGCAAGAGCAGGTGCAAAGGCGCGGCTTAACCTTGACGGTGATGAAATTATTGACATTGAAGGAGAACAGACGCAAATGAAAATTAAAATTGATTCCGTTGATTATGAAGTTAACGAGAAAATCGCCAACTTCATCAGCTCCCTGCAGAGCAAGGAAGAAAACGCTCGTGTAAAGCTTGATACTGCTAACACCGAGCTGGCATCTGTAAAAGAGCTGAACAAAACTTTGAAAGCAGACGCTGATACCAACAAAGCTAACCTTGACGCTATGACCGCAGAACGTGACGGCTTAAAAGCTAAATGTGATGCTGCCGACGCTGAAAAGGAAAAGGCTGTTAAAGAAGCTGTTGAAGCTGTAAAGGCTGATATGCAGGAATACGCAGATTTGGTGGAAACCGCTAAAATTGCAAAGATGGAAAAAACTGACGGCTTGACTAATGCTGAGTTAAAGGCTGGCATTATTAAAGCTGCTTTCGGTGAATCCTTTAAGCTGGACGGCATGACTGATGCTTACATCAACGGTGCTTATACCGCCGCAAAGGAAATGCTGCATAACGATAGCTTTAAACAGCAGGTTATTAAAACCAAAGGTAACGGTGGTGACGGTGATGTTAAGAACGACTCTGCCGCAACCGCTCGTGAGCGCATGATTGCTCGTATGCGTGGCGAAGAATAAAGGAAGAGGTGAATTACAATGGCAATTACTAATTATGCTTTAAACATGGACAAGGCTTTTGCAGGTATGCTTTATGACCTGTCCACTCATACTGTTGATTCTTTTGCTGTCGAAGATGCTGACGGCATCGGCACTGCTGCTGCTGTTATTCGTGGCACTGATCCCGAACAGCAGGTAAAAGCCGCTTCTGCTACTGGTGACGGTGCAAAAGTTATCGGCGTTACTCTGCATACTCATATCGAGCCGCCCGAAGATGGCAAGAAGTATTATCCGCAACACTACACCGTTCCTGTTGTAACTCGTGGCAGACTGTGGGTACAGACTGGCGGTGCTGTTAACGCAGGTGACGAAGCTCATCTGAAACTTGCTGACGGTACTTTCGTTAAAGACGCTGTGGCTACTGGCATTGAAGCTCTGGGCTGTGGTGCTAAATTTATTACTTCCTGCGACAAGGCAGGTTTGGCCGTCATTGAAATCGGCTGATTTTAAAAAAGAAGAGGTGAACGAATAATGACTCAAATGCATTACGATGAATTAGACCTTGCTGTAATCGAGCGTTGCGACGGCTTGCGCAAAGACGCAGGCGATACCATTTTTGTTGCAAAGGAGCTTGAAGCTGTAAAGGCAAAGACCTATGACCAAAAATTTGCGAATCTGAATGCGCTGAAGCTGTTTGATATGTCATCTGAGGTTGACCCAGGTGCAGACACTATCAGCTATCAGTCTCTCGGTGCTGTTGGTATGGCAAAAACCATTGCCAACTATGCGACTGACTTTGCTCGTGTAGACGTTATGGCGGAAGAGCATATTGCTAAGGTTATCGCTGGCGGTGCTGCTTATGGCTATTCCATTCAAGACCTGCGTCGTGCTGCTATGGCAAGAAAGCCGCTGGCTAATCGCAAAGCTATTGCTGCTCGTCGTAAGATTGATGAGTATATCAACAACATTGCATTCCAGGGCGATGCTAAACATGGTGTAGTAGGTCTGTTGGATAATCCTAACATTGGTAACTACACTGTTGCTGCCGATGGTACTGGTGGTGCTGGTTCTTCTACTAAATTTAAAGACAAAACCGCTGTACAAATTCTGCGTGACATGAACGGCATTATCAATTCTGTTAGCAAACAGACTAATGACGTAGAAAATCCTAATACCTTGGTACTGCCGCCGGATCAATACAACTATATTGCTTCCACACCTTATTCTGATGTAGTCGCAGATTCTATTCTGTCTGTGTTTAAACGCAATAACCCGGATGTAACTGTATTGAAAGCCAATGAGCTGGCTGGCGCAGGTGTAGGCGGTGCTGACATGATGCTTACATATGTTAAAGACGCAGACCATCAGACCTTGGAAATTCCGCTGCCGTTCACTCAGCACACTATTCAGCAAAAAGGCTTGGAATTTGAAGTTCCTTGCGAATGTCGTACAGCTGGCGTGCTGATTTACTATCCGCTGTCCATGAACAAGGCTTCTGGCATCTAATCAAAATTTATCTTGCCCTTTCGTTATGAGAGGGCATTTTCTTTTTAGGAGGAACACGAATGAAAGTTAAAAATATCTCTCGAGCTGTAATTAATATCGACGGTAAATTTATTCTGCCGAACCAGTGCGGCGTTGTAGGTGACGAATGGGGCAAGAATCCCATTGTTAAAGCCTACGTCAAAGAAAAGATGATTACCATCGAAAAAGAAAAAGGTGCTGCTAAAGAGGTAAGCGTTGATGATATGGTTGTAGACATTGCGAAGCTGTCTAAGGAATCCAGTAAAAGTGCGTTGAATGCTTTTGCTAAAAAATATGGTATCAATGTAGAGGGCGCAGAAACCACAGAAGATATTTACTCCGTAATCTTTGCTTTTGTTAACATGGCAAAAAAAGATGTTAACGGAAACTAAAGATAAGATAAAGCAAGCATTTTCTGTTATCTGCCCCGAACTTACATTGACCGACGAAGAATTTGACGTTTATTATAACCTTGTTTCCCCGATGCTGTCAGAAAGCGTTTTTGGCAAGATTTATGTGACAGCGTTTGTCTATCTAATGGCACATCACGTTGTCCTGCGTCAGCTTATTTCGCAGGGCGGCAAAAGCGGTGCTGTTGATGTTGCGTCGCAGGTTACGTCGGAAAAGGAAGGTGACTTGCAACGTTCCTTTGGCAGTAAAGCAGATTTTGATATGCTCGACAAGACGTATTACGGCGTTGAGTATAAACGCTTATGCGCTATGTGTATCGTGCCTGTGGTTACGAGACTGGACGGTGTAGTATGAGCAGAGTAGAGGATATTGACAAAGGCTATAAACGCATTGTAAAAACGCTCTATACAGAGCTTGATGATGTTGTAATTAAGGTTGGCGTACAAGCTAAAGAGAAGGCCGCGAGACGTGGTAAAAATGGTAGCATACGTACTACTGACCAACCATTAGCGGTGATTGCTGCTATACATGAATTTGGTTTAGGTAATATGCCGCAACGTTCATTCTTGCGTTCTGCTTACGATGAGAATAAGCCGACTATTGACAAGATGGTTGATAATATCGCTACTGGCGCGATAAAAGGTATGAGTGTAGGCACTGCGCTTAATCAGTTGGGCAACGAAGTACAAGGTATGGTGCAAAACAAGATTGTCGACGGACCTTTTGTTCCGAACTCTCCTGTTACATACAAGCGTAAAGAAAAATATGGTTCAAACGGACAAAAACCTAGACCATTGATTGATACAGGTCATTTGCATCAATCAATTCGCTACGTTATCGAGAAAGGCGGTAGTGACGATGAGTAGTTTTCGCAAGCCTATAACTGTCCTGCGTTATGACGGTAAACCCGAATTACTTGCTGACGGAACATATCTTTATCGCGACGCAAAGGAGCTTGAAATTTATGCAAGCGTACAAGCGTTAAAGGCGAATGAGATGGACGCACTGCCAGAAGGACGTAGGCAAGGGAGAGCGGTAAAGGTTTATACAGACGTTGAGCTGTATACTGCCGACCAACATACAGGAACGCAGGCTGACCGCTTTATATGGCGCGGCAGGACGTTTGAGATTATCGCTAGTGATATTTTTCAAAGCGACGTTATAAACCATTACCGTGCCTATGCTGTGGAGGTGAGCGAATTTTGAGTGAAGCTAACACCCGAAATGAAGTACATACCTTTTTTATCGCACTAATGCAGAAGCTTTATCCTTCTGTGCCAGTGCGCAGGGCGAAAACGAATGCTCCTGCGACGAATGAATTAAACATTGTTGTAGACCTCTTGTCTGAAAGAAATATAGGCAATGAGGTCGTTTTTTTGCCTAAGAGCGAACAATACAGCAATGCAGGCTTTCAAGAAGCCACGGTAAATATACAGGCTATCGGAGAAGGCTCATTAGAGCTTTTAGACCAGCTTAAATATTTGGTAGAAATGCCAGACATTATTGACCTGTGTAGCGAAGCCAATGTTGCTGTAAACAGTGTAGAGCAGGTACAAAATTTGACTGCTGCGCTCGATGGTACTACGTGGCAGGAAAGAGGTTCTGTCGACCTCACTGTGTCGTATAGTCGTGAGCTGTTGCAGGACGGCGCAGACTGGTTTGATAAGCTAAAAATCAACGGCACGACGAGCAACGGCAAAGATAAAGAAGAACGCCCTGCTGTGGATGGGGAATTTGTAAAAATTGAAATCACTGGTGAATTAGAATAGGAGAGTGAATTGAATGGCAAATATCGACAGATTAGTCAATGTGCAGATTGCTTTGAATACTACAGGTATTTCATCCAATGGCTTTAATACACTTATGATTGTATCTGCACATGAGCACGCTGCTCCGGCGTATGTATTGACCATTACGGACGCTGACCAGCTTTTAGATTTAGGTTGGAACGCTGAGGATGCTGTGTATAAAGCTGCATTACAGGCTTTTAGCCAGATTCCGCATTATGAGAAAGTTAAAATCGGCAGAATGAACTCTGATAGCTCCGCTGCTGATAACATGAATAAGATTTGTGCTGTTGACAACGATTGGTATGGCTTGTGCTATGTTGACCGCACATCTGCAAAAATCATGGAAATGGCAGAATGGGTTGAAGCTCATACAAAGCTGTATGGTACATCTGTTGCCGAAGCTGATGCATTGCAAGCTGGCGTTGCAACAGATACAGGCAGCAAACTGAAAGCGAAAAATTATTATCGCACTTTTATTTTTTATCATAAGGAAGCAGAAAAGGAATTTCCTGAAGCCGCTGTAATGTCCAGATGCTTTACTGTATATCCCGGTGGTGAAACATGGGCAAATAAAAAGCTTTCCGGCATTACAAACGATGATTTAACCGAAACAGAATATCTTGCATTGACTGCCAAAAACTACAACACCTTTGAAAACTTCTCGGAGAATGTCAGCATTACTCAAAATGGCAAGACTTGTGCTGGTGAATGGATTGACGTTATCCGTTTCCGTGACTGGCTTGTCGAAACCATTAAAACAGAAGAATTTGCAATGCTTATTAATCGTGAGAAATTGCCGTACACTGATGCTGGCATTGCGCTTGTAGAAGGTGTGCTGAATAAAGTTCTAAAGCTTGGTCAAGACCGTGGCGGTATCGCTCCGACTGAATATGATGATGATGGCAACAGAAATCTTGGCTACACTATTACAGTTCCTAAAGCTGCTAATATTAGCGCAAACAAGAAAGTACAAAGAGTTCTTGACGATGTAAGGTTTACCGCACGTCTTGCAGGTGCTATCCATGCTGTTAACATTAATGGTTCTTTGACTTATGAGAACCTTATTCAAAAGGCTTAAAGGAGGGCAAATAAATGGCAAGAGTAAAGACATACGACCCGAAGAAAGTTAAGGTGCTGTTCGGCTCTCTTATCTTGACTGGCGTTGATGAAGGTACTTTTATTAATGTTGAAACGCAAGGCGACGGAATTTCCGCTATTGTCGGCTGTGACCAGGAAATTGTCCGCAGTATTGACCCGTCCTCTGTCTTAAAGCAAATCACTGTTACTCTGTTGCAGTCCAGCTCCAGCAATGCAGCATTAAGCTTGATTCAAGATGCAGACAATCAAAACGGCGCTGGCTTGCTGCCGTTAACTATTAAAGATTTGAGCGGTGACAGCGTTATGGTTAGTGATCAGGCATGGATTGTTAAGAAGCCTAACTTTCAGCGTGGCAAATCTGCTTCTGACGGAAAATGTGAATGGGTATTCATGGCTGTTGTTCCAGACGAAGCATTTTTAGTTGGTGGTCATAGCTAAGGAGTAAAAAATGAGACAGGCAAAATTTGAAGTAAAGAACAGAAAAATCGGTGCGAATACCTTTTATGTTCGTGCTTTTCCTCCGTTGCAAGGCTTGAAACTGTATGGTGACTTACAGAAAGCTATTACTGCCGCTTTAAAAGGCGGTTTAACATCTGACGGCGAAACGGAAAATGTGAAAGAAGCATTATTAGGTGCTCAAATCAATATCGGTGCTATCCTTGCGCAGTTAGGTGAAAGCTTTAATGGTGAAGTGCTGGCACAGTTCTCTGAACGTCTGCTTGATGCTGAATATGTCAGCGTAAAGATTAAGGGTGAAGAAGAAGCTATTATGTTAACCGAAGACGTTATTAATGAGCTGTTTACCGGCAAGCTTGTTGATATGCTGAAATTGGAGAAATTTATTATTGAGGTAAATTTTGGAGATTTTTTCGCTTTAATTCCCAACCTCTCTGGAGTCCGCGAGATGTTGGTGAGCAAGTAGAAATTCCTGGCACATTATCGCCAACGCTAACCGCTGAATCTTTTATTTGGCGGCCAGTGTTGGCTAAGGTAGTTACTGTTACAGAAATAAAAGAAGGCACTGTAACTTTAGGTGATTTGTGCAAAATAAACGCTCTGCTTGATATGCAGAGTGATGTGCAAAGATATTATCTTGACCACCCTAAAAAGAAAGGAGCTGATGCGCCGTGGACGTAAGAAGTTTAGCTATTGCGATTGGCTTCAAGGTAAATAACTCAAATATTAAGCAAGTAGAGCGGACAACCAAAAAAGTTAAAACAGGACTTGAACGTGTTGGCGATTCTGCTGATAAAGCTGGCAATAAAGTAGATAGTTTATTTTCTAAGTTAAGTGGTCTGGCTATGTTCGCTGGCGTTTCGCTAACTCTCGGAAGCATCGTTAAAACGATTGACGAATGGAAGGTTATTGAAGGTCAGGTAAACAACGTAACCAAAAGCCAGCAGGAATCAAAAGCTGTTCAAAAAGAGATTTACAATATTGCAAGCCGTACTCGTCAGCAGTATAAATCCACGGCCGAGCTTTATACGTCTGTTGCACGTAATGCGCAGGAGCTGAAGAAAAGCACTAAAGATATTCTGCTGTTTACTGAGGACGTATCGAACGCAATGTTACTCGGTGGTGGTGATGCTTCATCTCAGCAAGCTGCGTTGGTACAGTTAGGTCAGGCTTTGGGTTCCGGTACGTTGCGTGGTGATGAATTAAACTCCATTATGGAGCAAGCTCCTAGACTTGCAAAAGCTATTGCCGAAGGTATGGGCACTACAATCGGACAGTTAAGACAGATGGGCAGCGAAGGCAAATTAACTGCGCAAGATGTTTTTAATGCTATTCGTGGGCAATCTGACCGCTTAAAAATGGAGTTAGGTAAAATGCCTTGGACTGTTGGACAGGCAACCAACAAAATGCAAAATGCGCTTGGAAAATTTTTTAAGGAATTTGAGGATAAGACAGGCGTTATTGACGGCATAGCGAAACGCATGGCGAAGTTTGCAGACTACATCGAGAACATTAATCTTGATAACTTTATTTCTGGTCTGCGAATTGCAGCAATTTATGCAGGCATTCTTTTTGGCATGGCAAAATGGAGCAGTTTTGTAATGATGATTGGAACTGCCGTGAAGTGGATTGTCGCTATGCGAGATGCTTTAATCTTGGCAACTGGGGCGCAAATAGCATTTAACAGTCAGACACGAAGGGGAGCGGCTATGCAAATGCTGCTAATGGGTAAATTCCTTCTGATTGCAGCTGCTATTGCTCTTGTTGTTTTGCTTATACAAGATTTTTACAAGTGGGTGACTGACCCGAAGGCGGATACAATGATGAAACGCTGGTTTGGAGATTTTGAACCTATAAAAAATAAATTTATCGACTTCAAAGATAGTGTTATTCAATGGTTTAGTGATATTGGAACAGCTATCGCTTTTGTTCCTAAGCTTATCTATGAGTTATTTAAATTGGCGTTCGAAGGTATTTGGAATTTAACTTCTTGGCTGTGGGAAGGAATAGGCAATGCTTTTGTTTCCGGTCTTGCTGCAATAGGTTATGTTATCGCCGGAGTTATTATGCTGTTTGTTAACGCTTTTAAGTTTATACAGGACAGTTTAACAGTCTTGGCTACATTCTTCGCTGATACCATAAATTCGGGATGGCAGCTAATAACTGGCTTTTTTGACAATATGATTAAGTGGGTAAAAGACGCTATTAAGTGGGTTGACCAATTAATCAGCAAGTTAAACATCATGCAAGGCGTAAAAGATTTTGTGAACAACAATATCATTAATCCTATTTCAGATTTTGGCAGCATTGCCGTAAACCGCTTGTTAGGTAATCCGACTGCAACAAACACTTCTTCTAACATTTCCAATAGCGGCAATACAACAAATTACATTCAAGTTACAACTGCCAGCACTTCTCCGGAAGCAACAGCAACTGCGGTAGGCAATGTTGTTAGTCGCAATAACGGCTGGCCAGTCGCTAACTACTTTCCTTTAAGCGAGGCGAAGTAATATGCTTGCAGATATTTTAGGTTACAACATTAAAAATCCTACGCAAGTTGGTTCTTTAAAGGTTGATATAGTAAAATCTTTTGAATACACCTACGATCAGGATGTAACAGGGCACCCGGTAGAAACAGGTTTTGAAATTACTGACCATATTATTAACAAGCCTTTAAAGCTGACAATGACTGTCGGCATTTCGTCTGCTCCTGTAACGTGGTTCTATAAGAATGGGTGGGGAGAAAAGAAATTTGCTAACGGTTTGCAGCTTTTAGAGGAAATCAGAGATAAGAAAGAGCCTGTAACAATCATTCGTCCTGAAAAGAAATATGACAACATGGTTATGACATCTTGCCGGGTAAGCAAGCAGGATTCGTCAAAAAGCATTATTTATGTTGACTTAGCTTTTCAGCAGATTGTTAAGGTAACAACGCAGACAACAACGATACCGGAGAATGTTGTTACTGCGTCGCAAGAAGAAAATGCAGGAGAAACAGCGGCGAACGCAGGCGCAGCAAAAACATCTTCTGTTGACGTTGGCGGAGGTTCTGCTAACATTCCTGGCAGTAACAGTTCTGGTGGTATTAGTGATTCTCTAGGAAGCGAAACCTCAACAAATAAAAGCTGGCTTGCTGGCGGAGTAGATAATATTAAAAGCGGATTAGGCTTGCTGTTTTAGGAGGTAACATGATTACGATTAATTTTGCCGATGGCAATGATGTTGTTTTTAGCGTTCCTTTTGACGGCAAGAAATATAAAGTAAGAATGTGCTGGAATCATGAAGGGCAATTCTGGGCATTGCATCTTTGGGACGCTAATAACAATGTAATTCTTGCTAACGCTTGCGTTGTGCCGAAATTCCCCTTGTTGATGAATCATCATAAAAGTAATGCTCCGAGGGGAGAATTACTTGTCTTAACAGACAAAGAAAGTGTCGGCAGAGATGATTTTCAAAGCGGAGCAGCGACACTCGTGTATTGCACGGAAGATGAATTTTATGGAGGTTAGCTATGGCACAATTTGACCGCATCTATAAAATTACTCTAGGCGTACAAGGTTCTGACGGCGTTGTTATTGAAGCAAAGGCGAAAGAACAGGGATTAGAGATTGAGTTCGACATTGCAAAAAGTCTTGCTAAGCAAAGCAATTCCTGTTCACTGAAAATTTATAACTTGTCAAAAGCGACAGCCGATAAATTGGAAAGAGCAGATACAATCTGCATCCTTGAAGTGGGGTACAGCGAGGACGCTGGATTAAAGAGAATTTTCATCGGCTGGGTAACTGACTGTTATTCCTACATGAGCGGTTCTGACAAAGTAACAGAGATGAAGCTTTATGATGGGCACGTTGCTATCCGTGATAGCATCGTGTCTTTGTCTTATGCTAAAGATGTTAGCAGGAAGAAAGCTATTGACGATGTGGCAGCAGATATGGGACTTGTAGTAACGTATGCTGATGATTGCGAATTTGCGACGTTTGCCAATGGATTCTCTTTTGTCGGCGCAGGACGTGAGTGTCTTGATAAAGTGTGTGCCGGTACTGATTTGGAATGGAGTATTCAAAACAACACCTTGCAGATTATTAAGCAAGGCGGTAATACCAATGTACAAGCTATCAAGCTTACTCCCGAAAGCGGATTAATTGGTTTTGTTGAAAAACTTCTTAAAGGTCCGACAAAAGCGGCAAAACAAAAAACAAGTAAAAAGACTACCCAACCTAAAAGGGATAAGAAAGCAGGCTGGAATGTTAAATGCCTTTTACAGCCTGTATTAAATCCTGGAGATTTGGTTTACATTGATTCGCAGGAAATAAAAGGCTGGTTTAAAATAGAAAGCTTAAAGCATAACGGCTCGTATAGCGGACAGAATTGGTATACGGAGCTTGAAGTGTATGAGATTGTACCGAAGGAGTGATGAAAGATGAGCCTTGATGCAACAGCAGATACGCTTGAAGGATTGGAAAACCTTATGCAGCAAAAAATAGGCAATATTCATACCTGTTTGCCTGGTACAATCTTGTCTTTTGATGCTTCTACCTGCCTTGCCAGTGTTAAGTCAACGCTAAAGAAATACACCGCCGATGATAGGGTGCTTGAATATCCTGTTATCGACGGTGTTCCTGTTTTTATGCCCCACGCAGGAGCAGCCCAGATTACTTATCCTGTAAAGCCTGGTGATAGTTGCTTAATTATTTTTTCTGAACGCAGTATTGATGAATGGCTTGGTGCTGGAACCGATGATAACCATGATCCTCGACAATATGATTTGACTGATGGCTTCTGTTTTGTTGGAATGATGCCGTCACAGTCAATTTCTGCTGATAATGTGGAAGTTATCAATGGCGGTACAAAGATTAGCCTTACGCCTGGTAACACGATTAATGTTGTCGGGAATATTAATGTTCAAGGGACAATAACTTGCACAGGTGATGTACAGGGTGGCGGTATTAGCCTTATAGGACATACACATTCGTACCATCATGGAACTACGAGTTCGTCACAGTAAAGGAGGGACGCTATGAAGAAAGAAGATGTTTTGAGAGCCTACCAGGAACAAAAAGCGGCTTGTATTGTGGCGTTTCCTACACTAACAAGCTCATGGACGTATTTTGTCCAGCTTGAAAAAGCTATTGATAGTTATTTTAGCAATGCTGATAGTGTATCTGATTCTGTTCGTGCTGTTATTCGTGGTGCTTATGTATCGCAGACAAAAGCGGCATTGAAGTGCAAAGATGATGAAAAGTATGGCATTAAATACAATTCTGATGTAGGCAGTATTGATTTAACGCCGTATTGGTATGCGTGGGAATGGCTACAAGAAAATCTTGCCGATAAAATCAGATATACTACGGCTGAAACATCTGCACAGGCAGAAGTAAGTTCCGGTGAAAAAGTTGTTGATGCTGAACAGCCGGAGCTTGATGCTGTTATAGAAGATGTTCTGCAAGCCAGGATTGTAGAAGCTGCGCAGATTAATGATTATGCGGAATCGTTCTGGCAAGGCAACAGCAAGATGGACTTTATTTGCCTTGTAGAGGATAGGGGCAAGGTTGTAGAAACGCCCGATAAAAAAAGTATTGTCAAGAAGCTCTATCTTAATTGTGGCTTGTTAGAGCAGATTCAAGATAACAGTTTGGATGTATACGTTCCTAGCTATTTAGGAGGTGTCGGCAATGCTTGACCTTGCTTTAAATGCAAAGACACATGACCTTGCTTTAAATGGTGATGTGATGTTTATCGACAATGCCGAGCGTGTTGCGCAGCAGATAAAAATTCAGCTTCTCACGTTCCTTGGTGAGTGGTTTTTGGATGTTACGCACGGCGTGCCTTATCTTGATTATGTGCTTATTAAAAATCCAAATTTTACGCTAATTAGAGAGCTTTTCCGTGAGCAGATTTTAAAGGTTGACGGAGTAACTAATTTAGTTAACATCGACATTGATTTTAATCCTGCTACACGGCAAATGTCATTGAGCTATGAAGCAGAAACAGAATACGGCATTGTTACAAGGAAGGAGGTTTTAGGCTATGGAGTACGGAGTAACAGTTAATGGTTTTGTTAGAAAGCGTTTACCGGAGATTCGGGAAGATATTTTTAGGAGCTTAGAGCAAAATTTAGGCTCAACAGTCAGCCGTCAGCCTAACAGCATGATAGGCGTTCTCGTGGGTGTATATGCAGCAGAGCTTGACAGGATGTGGCAGCTTTTGGAACGTGATTATTATGACCGCTCGCCGATTAGTGCCAGCGAAGGCAGTTTGGACAACACGCTGGCCTACACTAATGTGCAACGAAAGAAAGCTCAGGCAAGCTATCTTTATGCTGTTTGTTATGGACGTAGCGGCATGGTTCTTCCTGCTAACTGCCAGATTAAAGATACGTCTGGCTACAAATGGAATATCATCGAAGAAAGCACCATTACCCTTAATGACTGCGTACACGTTACGCTTGATGTTGCTGCACCTGCAGAAGGCAAGGTCTATAGTGTGCAATTTGACAATGATGTGGTTATTAAGTACACGGCCAAAGCAGGAGAAACGGCTCTTGTTGTTGCCGTTGCCTTGGCTTCTCAGAGCGTTCCAAAATGGCAAGGCAATGTAATTAATGGCAAACTGGTTTTTGAACGCTCGGACAGGCGATATGGAGCTGTGGTTGTGCCTAACGAATCATTTGTAGTAACGCAGGTTGGCAGTCCTATTCGTTTTGATTGTGAGGAATACGGAGAAATTGAACCTTTGCTAAATAGCGTGAATTATATCAACACAAATTATGACGGCTGGTTTTCTGTTAGCAACGAATCTGAAACATATGTAGGGCGTGACTATGAAACAGCATCCGAAGTTCGTCAGCGGTATGCGTCTGCTGTGTTCAGAAACAGCATAGGAATGAAAGAAAGTATTAAGGCTGCATTACTTGAATTGCAGGATGTTACCAGCGTAACTATTTATGAAAACCGCACTGATGAAACAGTTGATGGCTTAAAACCTCATTCTTTCCAGGCTATTGTTTTCGGTGGTGATGAAGAAGCTATTGCTCGCACTATTCTAAATGTTGCACCTTTAGGCATTGATACGAACGGCGATATTTGCGTTCGCATTGAAGATAGCGAAGGTGCAGCGCAAGATGTATGTTTTAGCCGTCCGCATGAGGTACAGATTTATGTCAAAGTTATTATTAAAGAATATAATGAAGAAATCTTACCTGGTGATGCAATCGACAAAATTAAAAATATCGTTGTCGAACAGATTGGCAAACTGTCGATGGGTAATGATGTTATTTATCAGCGTTTGCTTGGTCCTATTTACAGCGGTGTTGACGGTATTAGCTATATTGAGTGCAGCGTGTCTAAAGACGGTCAAACGTATAAGCAGGAAAACATTTCGATTGAACGTAATGAGCTGGCAGTAACAAAGCTTGCTAATGTTACTGTAGCTTTGGAGTTGTAACCATGACTACAAGCGAAAGAATGTATAACCATTTGTTAAGTCAGTTTCGCAACAAGCCTAACATTAAAGCTTTTCTTAATGCCGTTGGAAATGAACTCGACAGCATAGATAAAGTAAGGGGGCAGATAAGGACACAGATATGGCCAGATACGGCAGTTGGTAAGCAGCTTGATATGTGCGGTGAAGTCGCTGATATTACTCGCCGTGTTGAAAATGCTATTGCTATGGACTTTTTTGGCTTTCCCGACCATGGCGATATGGGATTTGGCATGGCTCCGTTCCGTAGGATGTACGATAACTATTTAACATCCAGCGACTTAAAGGACCGTTATTATCGTCTTGCTGTTATCTCTAAGATTGAGAAAAATACGACAGACTGCTCTCGCGTTAGCACTATACACAGCATAAAGAAAGTTTTTGGTGTTGAACGTATTTCTGCTGTTAATGCCGGAAATGCCAAAATGCGCATAGGAATAGGACGTTTAGTAACTACCAAAGAAAGCCGTTTGATTGACGCGTTAAACCTTATTATTCGTGGTGCAGGTATCGGCATTATATATGTTTATTCTTTTGATGGAGCAAATACATTCGGTTTTAGCAGAAACGGAGAAAATCCCTATAATTTTAAAGGATTTAACCAAGGAACATTCGCAAGAATTATAAAGGTGAAAGGGGGACTTGTTGAATAATGGCAATAAAACAGCCTGCTTTTGATTTGATTTTTGGTAGTGGCGCAAGCATTGGTGAGATGATTGATTCTTGGCCTGAGCTTGATTACCTGCGTGGTTGGGGCTATCTTGACAAAGGAGAAGCGCCGCCGCTTGAATACTTTAACAAATTGCAGAATGTAAGCGACTTAAAAAGTCAGTACCTTTTTAACAGTTTAAACATTCGCAAGAACAATACGTCTTATGTTAATGGTGACATCGTATTGTCGCCTAACCTGCCTAAAAGTCTTGTCTTGGCATGTACTGTTGGCGGTGACACAGCTGTGAGTGAGCCAGATTTTAGAGAAGCTGTACTCGGAACAACTTATAATGATGGCTCAGTTACATGGGAAGTTATTCCAAGAGCTTACAAGCTAAAGACGGCAACCGAAGCTGAAATTCAGAATTTGATTACAAAGGAGCTGGCATAATGGCTAACTTGCAAAAATTAATTGACCTTGACGGATTAAGCTATTTTTTAGAACAAATTAAAGCAAAATTTGTTCGTTCGGTTAATGGTGTAAAACCTGATTCTAAAGGAAATGTAGATGTGCCACAAATATCAGCCAACGAGATTGTAAATATTATTTATCCTGTGGGTAGTTTGTATTGGAGCAGCAAAAGCACTGACCCGGCAACGCTTTTCGGCGGTACGTGGAAACGTATTAAAGATAAATTTATTCTTGCTGCTGGTGATAGTTATGCAGCGGGTGCAACAGGCGGTGCTGCCAGCGTAGCACTACAGATTGAGCATTTACCACCTCATGCTCATAGTGCTACAGGCACTGCAAGCACCGTAGGTGCCCATGAGCATACTTGGTACTCTGGTCGTTATGGCTCTAGTAACTACTCTACCTCTGCTGATTCAGCAGGTGTGGGTGCAGAGAATACTGCCCATAAGACATATGGTGCTGGGTCACATAGTCATACAATTAGTATTAGCATTGGTCAGACAGGTAAGGGAACAGCACATGAAAATATGCCACCTTACATAACTTTTTATTGTTGGGAAAGAATTGCTTAGGATGTACGTTACCAACAATAATATGCTACATATGGAGGCATATTTTCATGACTATTACCTCCACCTGTAGCAGTTACAGAAATAGAATGGCTATGGTTTGCATTAAAATTAACATATCGGGATGCACTACCACCACCACGTCCCTGTAAGTTATTAGCAGTGCCAACACTAAAAACGCCATTAGCGTATCCAGCACCATTTTCAAACCAGCCATTAGTACTTATTTGTCCAGTTAAAGATGTATTATTCAGCGTAGCACTATGAGCATGAGGTGGTAAATGCTCATAGTGCTACGCTAATAATTGCAAAAAGGAGTGATATAATGCAAGATTTGATTATCTATAACGAAAACCAAGTGATTATCCAAGCAAACAAA